CACCAACAAGTACAAAATTTAGATTTGATAGTGCAGATACTACTGATTATATTGCTTATTGTTTTGCAGAAAAAACTGGTTATAGCAAGTTTGGTTCTTATACTGGTAATGCAAATGCAGATGGTACATTTATTTACACAGGTTTTAAACCTGCGTTTGTTATGGTTAAAAAATCAGCTGGTACAGGATATTGGGTAATACAAGATAACAAAAGAACATCAAGTAGTGGAACAAATCCAAATGACAAATGGATATATCCAAATGTAAGTGATGCAGAGTTTGATGCTTCTTCATATCCAATGGATTTACTCTCTAATGGTTTTAAATTAAGACATACTGGTAATTATCAAAATTCATCAACTAACTATATCTACATGGCATTTGGTCAATCATTAGTAGGAACTAATAACGTCCCTTGTACTGCGAGGTAATCTCGCATGTATTTTGGGACTACACCCTTTTCGGCAGCAGCCTTTTCTGACGTAGGTTTTAATCCTAACGCATTTGTTAATGTAACAGGCCAAAGAATAAATGTATCAATTGGAAACGTAACACAAACAGCTGACGCTAATTTTTCAGTTACAGGTCAAAGATTAAATATATCAACAGGTGATCCAACTATTGTAGCAAAAGCATTAGTTGCATTAACGGGTAACAGATTAAATATAGCTAAAGGAACAGCACAAGCTGCAATACCAAAAGACGTACCAGTTACAGGAAATGAATTTGAGATATCAGTTAGTAGTGTAACAGCAAAAGCTGGCTCTAAACCAACTATAACAGGTAATAGAGCAAACATTGGTGTTGGTAATATTACTATTATAGGTAAAGCTAATATTAGTGTAACAGGTAACAGAGTTAATATATCTGTAGGAAATGCGGTACCTAAAGCAAATGCAGTTGCTGTGGTAACAGGTAATAGATTAAATATATCAACAACTGCTTTTGGCACTGGTAATTTTGACGTATTTGCAAAAGCTAAAGTATTACCAAACGGTAATAGATTTAATGTAGCTGATTCAGATATTACATTAAGAATGTGGGAAAATGTTCCTACTAATGCAACACAAACTTGGACGGAGATACCATAATGTTATTTGGAGCAACACCTTTTGCATCAACAACCTTTGCTGGCGTAGGCATTCAAAATGTTGTAGTATTGGTTAACGGTAAAAGAGTCAATATTAACGTAGGAAACACAGCAGTTAGCTTTGGAGTAAATCCAACAGGCAACAGATTTAACCTTGCAACAGGTAGTGTTTCTGTGATAGGATGGAGTGAAATAGATCCAAACGCAACAGGGACATGGGTTCCAATAGACCCATTGAACCCATAGGAGAATTATGGCATCGAGTACATCAAGTGATTTAAAATTAGAGTTAATTACCACAGGTGAAAAGTCTGGTACCTGGGGCACAATTACAAATACAAATTTACAAATATTAGAACAAGCAGCAACAGGTGTTTTAATTATAGGAGTATCATCTGGCACAGTAGCACTATCTTTAGCAAACCATGCTACAGCAACTGGTAAAAGTTTTTATTATAAATTAACTGGAACTCTATCTGGAAACGTAACAGTAACTATGCCAGATTCAGCGGAGAGAGTTTTTGTTGTAGAGGATGCTACAAATAGATCATCTAGTAGTTACACTGTAACAGTTAAAACTGTTTCGGGAACAGGGGTTACACTACCTGCTGGATCAGTGACGTTATTATTTTCTGATGGCACGAATATTACAGGAAAATTACAAACAAAAGGTTACTATACTGTTCCTGGTGCCTATACAGCTGTAAAAGGTGATCAACTATTAATTGATACTTCTTCAGGTGGTATCAATAGTTCTGTAACAGTGACCCTACCAGCATCACCTGCTATCGGTGATGAAGTTACTTTTATTGATAGTGGTAATTTTGTTAACTCTAATAATCTTACTATTGCAAGAAATGGATCTAATATTTTAGGTGCAGCTTCTAATTTAGTAGTCAGCGTAAATGGTTCAGCTTTCACTTTAGTATATGTTAATGCAACTAGAGGCTGGGCATATAAAGATAAAATATAGGGGCTGAGACGTGGCTCTCATTGATTTTAAATTTAAACCTGGAATAGATAAGCAAAATACATCTGTTGGTGCAGAAAATAGTTGGGTAGATTCTGACAACGTACGATTTAGATATGGACTTCCAGAAAAGGTCGGTGGTTGGTCGTCTCTTATAACAGATACAATAGTAGGAGTGGCGAGAGCACAACATGCTTTCGTAGATCTAGATGGCAATAGATATGTTGCTATAGGAACAGATAAATTTTTACTTATATATTTTGAAGGACAACTTCATGATATAACTCCACTTAAAACTACATTAACTTCTGCAACAATTGCTACTACAAATAATTCAGCAACTTGTACAATTACAAAATCTGCACATGGTTTAGCTATAGGAGACATTATACAATTAGACAATGTCACATTACCAGGTGGTACAGGTTATCAAAATTCTGACTTTGAAGATAAAAACTTTCAAGTTATAACAGTACCCACAACAAGTACATTTACAATTACACAAGCTAGTAGTGCAAGTGCAACTGTATCTACAGGTGGTAGTTTAAGTATAAAACCTTTTGAACCTGTTGGCCCAAGAGCACAGTCATATGGTTATGGTTGGGGTATTGATACATGGGGAACAGGTAATTGGGGTGAAGCAGCTTCAGCTTCTAACGTATCACTAGAACCAGGACTATGGTCATTAAGTAATTTTGGTGAAGTATTAATTGCAACTATTGGGAATGGTAAAACATTTACTTGGAATGCAGGTGCTGGATCAGCTTTATCAAATCGTGCATCGACAACAACATCTAATTTTCAAACAACTAACAACCCTACAGCTAGTAGAGTTACTTTAATATCTCCAACAACTAGACACTTAATTCATCTTGGCACTGAAACAACAATAGGAACATCATCAACTCAAGACAATATGTTTATACGATTTTCAGATAGAGAAGCTATAAACACATATACACCTACCGCAACAAATACAGCAGGGTCTCAAAGATTACAAGACGGAACTAAAATTCTAGCTGCAACTAAAGCAAAAGAAAATATATTAATTTGGACAGACAATGCACTATATACAATGAAATTTGTAGGTGCTCCTTTTACATTTGGTTTTGATCAAGTTGGTACAAACTGTGGTATTATAGGAAAGAACGCTGCCGTAGAAATAGATGGTGCTGCTTTTTGGATGTCAGCAAAAGGTTTCTTTTTATTCGATGGTACAGTTAAATCATTACCATGTACTGTAGAAGATTTTGTTTATGATAATTTTGATACTACAAAAGGTCAACAAGTTTATGCTGGTTTAAATAATCTATACACAGAAATAATTTGGTACTATCCATCTAGTGGATCAGAGTACAATGATAAATATGTAGTATATAATTATGGAGAAAATACTTGGTATACAGGAACAGAAGCTAGAACAAGTTGGATGGATGCAACTGTGTATCAAAATCCTTTTGCTACAAAATACGATGTTTCTGCATCAGGAACTTTTCCTGCTATCGTAGGTGAATCAGGTTTAGGACAAACTACATATTTTGAACATGAGGTAGGAACCGATCAAGTTAATCCAAATGGAACTACAACTACTATCTCATCTTTCATACAATCTTTTGACTTTGATATAGCAAATCCAGAAATGGGAGAAGGAGAGTTTTTCTTAGCTGTTAGAAGATTTATACCAGATTTTAAAAATCTACAAGGAAATGCAAAAGTTACCTTGGCAGTCAAACGATTTCCACAACAATCTTCAACAAACACTTCATTGAGTCCGTTTACAATTACCCCATCAACAAATAAAAAAGATACACGTGCTAGGGGTAGGTATGTTAATATAAAAATAGAGAACGATGCTGTTAGTGAATCTTGGAGATTTGGCACATTTAAGATAGATATACAACCAGATGGTAGAAGATAATGGTTACATTGTATAGAGCACAACCAATAATTGGAATGAGTCCCCGTACAGCGCCTACTTTTTTAGATGTAAAATATGGTGGAAAAGTAAGAGGGTTAGGAGGATTAAGTTTACAAGGTCAATATTTTACTACAGATCCTGCTAGAGCAAGAAACTATATGCCTACTTCTTTTCAAAAATTTTCATATTTTGATCCAAAGTTAGGCCCAAGATTTATGGGTTTTGGAGCACCAATGGGTGCTGTTGATCCATCAAAAAGCATAACAACTAAACCTGGTATAATTAAATCTATGAATTTGTCTGACGCAGATTTTGAAAAAGTAAAATCTTTTACAAAAAAAGTGCCTACTCTTCCTGGTTATCAATTTGCAACTAATCTACCTAATGAATTTTTAGTTCCTAAAACTTTTTTAAAAAACAGAAACCCTACTATAAATTTAACACAAACTTTACAAGCATATGGAGATGATGGTTTAGCTGCAGTGGCTGCAGGTTTGAAAAAAAATATTCTTAAAAACTTAGCTACTTTTACAAGTTTACCTGTTCAAGCTGGGATTATGGCTTTATCTCCCACAAGAATGGGTAATGCAGAAATATCTCAACTACCAAAAGCACCACCACGTATATTAAATCCACAAGGTGGAGGAGGTGGAGATGGAGGATATCAACCAACTACAACTGCTCAAAATAGGGCAAGAACCGCAAGTAGAGTAAATTCAAGTGGAGGAATAAGAGCTTATGGGCTAGCATCAGGAGGATTAGTATAATGGCTAAAATTATTATAAGAGTACCAGAACCTAAAGAGAAATATGATGTTTCTAACCAAAAACAAATCAATAGATCATTAGCTAGTCTCGCAGAACAGCTAAATTCTACCTATTTAAACGAAATAAAAGAGGAGCAAGAACGATTTTCTTGGTTTTTAAGTGGCTAATATATATACAAACGTAAAGTCTGATTTGACAACTACTGGAAATACTAGTATTTTTACAGTTCCTGCAGCTACTACTGCAATTGTTAAGTCTTTTATAGTATCAAATGACTCTGCAAACAATGACACTATAGAGATAACTATAGTGGATACCTCAGATGGTATATTTAATTTGTTTAAAAGTCAGGCTATTAATGCTAATAGTACAGTAGATTTGTTAACAAATCCGTTAATTTTAACGGAAGGAGAGCAGATAAAAGTGCAAGCTACAACTGCAGATAGATTGCATGTTATTTTATCTATGTTACAATTGAATAGGGATTAAATTATGGCATTTAAAGAACCAGGTTCAGTTCGTTATGAAACAATAAATGGCAAACAAGTGCCTATTATTGAGTGTGAAGCTGAAATAGTTTTAAGAAATACTAAGACTAATTATGAGTATTCTTCTGATAAAGAAGCAGAAGATGATATAGCAAACCCAGAAACAGATACAGTAAGAGAAGATGTTACTAGATCAGTTAAAATTAAAGTAGCGGAAATGCCACCATTAGGTGCTGCATCAGATGAATAATTATGGCAATCAATAGAACAATGATGAAAAGACAAATGTATAGAGGCGGTGGCCTTGGAGTTGTTCCTAGAGAACAATATGGACTTGGTAGTTTTTTAAAAAAAACTTTTAAAAAAATTACAAAACCTTTTGTAAAGGTAGCACAAAAATTAGTACCAAAAGAAATAGCTAAACCATTAATGGTAGCTGCTCCTTTCTTAGGCCCATATGCTCCACTAATCTATGCAGCAGGTTCAGCGAAAGCTACAGGTGGTATAGATCCAATGAAACTAGCACTGACAGCTGCACCTTATGTTAAGTTTGAAGGTATCAAACCAGTTGGTTATGGTGGATCTAAATATGGAATGTTTGGTGGGGAAGAAGTTGGATTTGGTAAAAGAGCACCAGGAGAAACATTTGGGTCAATGGATAGTCCAACTGGAGTAGAAACAGCACCAGGTGATTTAAGAGGAAAAAGTTTAGCACAAAAAATAGATGAAGGTGCTAGTAAACAATTTGATGCATTAGCTAAAGGTAAAGATACAGCTAGTATAAAAGAAGTTGCAATAGATACAATAACAAGCCCTACAACTTTAATATCAGGTGGTGTATCACTTGCTCAATACATAGATGCTAAGAAAAAAGAAAACGAAGATAAAGGAATAGAATTTACAGAAGAAGATTACAACAATGCAGTAAATGAATACTATGCTCAATATTCAGAAGGATTTGATAGAGGTTTTGGTCAAACAGGTGGTATTGCACAAACTAGAGAAAAATATGGCAACGGTTCGGGGCCAAGTGGTAATAGATTAAAACAGTTATACACTCTAAGAGAAGAAGCTATGGAAAAAGGTGACGATGATAAAGTCATAGAACTAGATCAAGAAATAGGATTAATACTTAAAAAATATGCAACAGGTGGTAGAGTTCAATTAGGAGAGGGATCAGACGATCCTGAAAAAAGTCAAATGGCTCTTGATATGTTTGGCAAAGACATAAGATTATTAGATCAAGATGAAATGGATATGTTAGATGAAGAGTACAACATTAAAAAAGGTATAGTAGAACTAGCTAAAGGTGGTAGAGTTCAATTAGCTAGTGGAACAGCTGAACCACAAAATATGGTTAGTCCTATAACAGAATTTAAAAAGAATATTGGTAATGCAATTATGGGTATCAGAGGAGGCATGGATCAAAACATTGTAGTAGATATGTTAGAGAATCAAAGAATACAAATGGGGATACCAGAAGAAGATGCTAAAGTTGCAGTTACAGATTTCATGTCTAGTTTTCAAGGAATTCAATAATGCCTAAAAGTGTAGAAGAAAAAGCAAGAGAAGCATATGAAAGTGAATATGGCAGAACTAGCGATGGTAAAATTATATATGTAAAAGATTTATATAGTGGTGGTTTTGATGAATTTTTAGAAATTTTTAGAAGAGACTATAATGCAGAGGGTGGTAGAATAGGATACAATCAAGGAACAGGAGATCCTACATATACAGGCAATAATTTAGAAGA